CCCTGCCGGGTGGAGAGGAGGATGGCGATGTTCTGAAGCACCGACGAAACCGTGTCCTGTTCGTTCAGCTTGACGGTGCCGACATCGACAGCTGATACCTTGTAGGTCATGCCGCACCCCCCTAAATGTACTCCTGGAGGGTGAGCGAAATGGTGGCGCTCGTGATGTCCCCCCGCTTGTCGAATGTCTGGGCTTTCATCTTGTGGCTTTTGATGGACCATCGGTATTTGCCGTAGGCGTGGGTTCCGATGGTCAGCGGGACGGCGGTGCCGCTCCGCTCGTAGTTCCAAATCTTCACGACCTCCGTCATCGGGTCGACGCCCAGATAGGCCGACACAAAGATGTCGAAGGTGATGCCGTCCGGGTCGAGCCCGGTAAACTCGGTCAGCGCGTGGGTGAGGTGCCGCTGGTGCGTGCTGTACCGGGCGGAGCCAGACCAGGTGAAGCTGGTGATTGTCTCCACAACGCTGTCAGAAACGGAGAACACGACCTCTCCGAGCGTCCCGATCTGCATTTATATCCCCCCCAGAAT